GGTTTCAGACTCAAAGCATCAGTCCCAACAAGCTCATTATATATAACCACAAAATCGTGCATATACTGATATACAATTTCGGGTATTCCACCATTAGCTGTACCTATTCCTGAAGCAGGTGGTGCATCAACCATCTCCATAAAGCTCTTGGGAAATTCGTAATCTACATTTATAAGCGTGCCAACTCTCCACTGCCCTGGTATTCCCATACTCGTGATCAGATAATCTCCATGACATGTGGTACCCACAAACCTATTACTCATAACTGCTTTATTAAAATCATATCCGGTATAAATAACACTAACTCCGCCATATTCATCTACATCATATTCACATCCAACAGCCGCAGCATAATATCTAGATAGATACTTATATGTCATATATACTTTTGAAGCAGTTGGTTCACTTGTACCTGGGGAACCTAAGTCATGAACAATATACTTAGCCAGAGGTACAATATCCTCCACATCCTCTAAATCATGATGGAGAGCTATAATATTTATAAACGGTACCGTAATTAACCCATGTCTCCATATGGGATATGCCTGACGCGTCCTATAATTAAGATCGTCCCCAGCAACAAATCTCTCAACATCATGTATCACAAATCCAAAAGGAATAAGTCCATCATAATTGTAGTCATCTGTATGGTAAGGCATCTCCTCTTCACCAGTTATCTTATAACCATATGTCAAACTATAACTAGTACCACTAGGTGTAGCACCATATGGTATCATAAATCCCAATATTCCACCATAACCATAATAGGGATCCGCATATGTAGTTGAACCCAGCTCCGACTCAGGTATCGTCCATTTATAAGATGATTTCTCTCCTGAACGATAAATCATCTCTGTATAAAGATCCGTTCTGCCAAGTGTCTTCGCTGTCGAATAATCTATAGGCACTACAGACACAATCTTACCTACTGGTATAACGAACTGTCTTTCATCAACCTTATTAATCCATGCCGTTGGTAGATCAGGATGTGGCGCAAATGGGCCAACAGCCCTCGTATCCGCTATAACACCTATCGAAGGAACGACATTCCGCTTATGCTTCCACGGAATGTCACGAAGCGCCATATTACGGTAATAACCTTCAGGCCTAAGTGTTGCCATAATTTCCTCCTATAATATTACTTAGTTTACGATTTTATTTTCCCAAACACACTTCCATCAAGTACCTTATTAGGTACCTCATCATCGGTCTTCGTATCATCGGTTTCCGATGTAGCTTTGGATAAAAACTCCAATATTTTATCAGTGTTTTCCTTCACGGCTTCACTAAGTGATGCCTTAATCTCATCAAGAAGCTTGCCACCAGCAGCATATTCCTTAACAGGCACAGGTACTGTCATCTTATCCGTTATACCTTTTATAAGATCCTTCATAAGTGCCACCAATTCAGCCAGCGTTTCCTCAATACGGTCAAAACGCTCATTAATGGGGGTGAAATCTATATCGAGTGAAGCCGGCGCCTGGTTCATAGAATCAACAATCTGCTTGAGATCATCAAGAGCTGCCTGAAGCTCATCCTTTTTCTTCTTCGCATATGCGCAGCCAAGCTTGCGGCCAACTCTCATTATGCAAGCGCGTATCTTCGAAATCTGGCCTTTATACTTTGCTTTGACACGCGGCCAATTAAGCATCGCCAACGCGACAGCACCATGTTTACAATCAGGAACAGGAAATGTCTTATTAGGACCGCAGAATGTGGTCTTCATTTTCTTACGTGCTTTTGATCCCGCAGGAGGAAGCTTCCTATCCTCTGTCTCGCTATCTTCAACATCCTCATCACCACACTCATCACATTCATCAAGCCCCGCTATAATCGTTTCAAGATCATTCAATTCCTCCTCACTAAGATCCTCCCCTAAAATATTCTCAGCATATTCAACGAAATCTGTATCAATCGTTTTGTCCTTATCTGCCATATCTTCCTCCGTGTCTAATTCTAAATTTATTTCGTCAAAAAGAGCATCTTTCAAATCATCCTTCTCATGTAACACAGCAAATTTATCTGCTGCAATATTAACAACAGATACCTCCAGAAACCTATCAACGAAAACCTTATCATAACAAAGCTTGCCATCATAAATTTTGCCTACTATATGTTCACATTCACCACGTTCCTTGCCACATATGCTGCAGACAACCTTCTTTGGTTTCGTCCCAATAGAAAACCTCTTATATAAACCTTTTTCAAACTTTTTAGCCGCCTCCTCATCCTTTATTACCAGCGTAGCACTAATAGCTTTTGCACCCTCAACATACTCCGAGTCAGTAAACTTAGCATCCTTCACCTCTCCTATCGGATCCACATGATCCTGATGATATAAAAGCACTGGTACAGGAGCCGGCTCCAAAAGAGTATTTATTTTTTCAGCCGCATTAACATAGAACCTAAAATTATCATTAACTACATTGGGATGTGATATTTCAACACCCTCTATAATAAGATTACCATCTTCATCCCTATATTTTATAGCCATATCACCTCCTCTTCACCTTAGGAGGCGCCATCTGCCTCCCATATTGATTCTCGGGGCTTAACTGAGACTCAATTTCATTTGTGTTAATTACTAAGCGCCCCGTTAAACCAAAAATGGTCCTCGCAAGCTCATCATCACTCAACGGATCATAACCAAGATACAAACGACGCATTTCGTCATTGGTAATTATACCATTTTGATATAAGTTCAGCCCTAATCTTATGCGTGCCATGTAATCCGTTGTGTCAATCTTCGGTAAATGCACATAAACAGGCTCTGTATAAGGCACCTCACTCATAAATATATCATTTATAATGAAATTAATATATCTCTGCCAAAGACGTGCTATATATTCAATGCGTTTATTCGTCGCCGATTCACCAATAACAGATGTGTCTCTATTTGACCCCTGGGGATCACCCAATATAACAGGATCGATCCCAAGCGCTTGATAAACACGATTCTTAAAATGCTTCAAGAATGGTTCCAAATCAATCGGTGCCTCCGGTGATATAGCCACAGGTTCATCATAATATGGAATAATTTTTAGTGAATGAGGCTCCGAACCTTCAAGCCGGCGCCCTTCACGCGCTAAATCCTCCTCTGTTAATGCATCAATCATCATCGGTCTATCTAAAAGATCATTAGGAGGCCGCCCGGCTGGTATCGTCGGGGTACCAACCTTCAAAAATATCTGTGGTGATGAATATAAAACAGACATAATCTCTGCTTGCTGTTCCAATAACCTGAGAACCTTAACATCCTCCACAGTTGCAGATAGGATAGAATTTCCATAAAAATACCCGGGAAACTTTGCTAAGGTTACATGAATAATGCGTTCAGGTTTAAATACATAACGATCATATGTATATCCAATAATTTTATCCCTCTTTATATCATACATTATAGCTACATCGGGTGGATAAAGCAATTCAGGATAGAGTGGGAGCTTGCGGCCTTCATAGGTTTCACGTGAATATACAATCCTGATAAAAACATTACCAAATAACAATAATTGTCTTATAAATGACTGCGAAAACTCACCTAATAGGTCACAGTTGAAGCGGCGCCTCATAATTTGAAGCCGCCGCAATAAGTGGTTTTTAGCCTTTACGCTATCACTAATAACCTCAACCTCATGCCATGGGATACGAATAACATATTCCTCAATCCCGCGGCGGACAATAGCCTCTGTATTATGTAATGTCAAAAATCCAACGGGATCTACAAAAACCTCACCTTCAACTGATACATCATAAACATATGGATCATCACTCATATATGGCAACACCTGTATATCCGAATAAATAATAGGAATCTCAAAATTGCGTATATCCATGAATTTATAACCGTCCTCATCATAATTTAACGCAAATTGTACACCTTTATGCCTTAATAAAAATGATATATACGATGCAATTAATGGTGTATGACTCCTTAAATACCCTTCCCATTCATTATAAAAGACTGATATAGCAATATTAATAAACTTTTCATCAAAGAACCACTTTGGCAATGCATCCAACCCATATGGTAACAAGTAGGAAAGAACCTCTCCTAATGCACTATCATTCGGTACAAAAACATACTCGTCATCATATGTAACCTGATAATTATTATCATCAATTAACCTTATTAAAAATGGGCAGACGGGAAGCCGCCACCCTAACTGATCATTAAAAACACCATAATCACCATGCTCAAATAATACAATCATGAATTTCACAAATTCAGCTAGAGATGGTGCATGTACAACAACTCTATTGCGTGCGAATCCCAAAAACGTGCTCGTCGAATGTTTATATGTTATCGCCTTAGAAAATGATACATCCTTTACATATGCAACAATACCAGGCACCTTCTTTTCAACATCATCTACAGTGCCAGTGCTTCCATCTATAAATACTAAAGAATGATCTTTTGTTACCACCGTTTCACCTAATGTGCTACGGAACATAACCAAATCCTTATCAACAGCATGACGGATAAGCTTTTTTACAGGCCTAAAGGTCCCTGTAAACACAAACCCATCACTTGATACAGGTACGATTGTTTCCAGATCATCAGGATAAACAACCTCATATGGATGTTCATTCCTTATACCAAACAGGCTACCCATCCATGAAAATAAAAAAGCATGTGTTGTTATAGTTATATCATCTCTGAATTTAACTATTATAGGCCGGTCGCCCGCTACAGAATCATAGATTTGTGCTAACTGGTGCATATCAAAATGCGGATGGATCATAACAGCATTGCGAGGCCGCGGCGGTTCGTCATAAATAATACTTCTGTTTGGATCCATATACTTAACCGTATGTACTGCCGCACGAGGCAGCTCAGCAGTGATACTAGATAACGCTTCCGCATTCAAGTCCCTACCTGCAAGACGCTGCAATAACTGCTTAAGCAATCTATTCATACAAGTCCTCCATTAGCTTAAACAAGCCGGTTATCAACCGGCGATCACATTCATCCTTACTTTCTGTATGAACGTGTTCTTGCACAAAATTATACCATTCCACAAGTCTTCTATACAATTCATTTGGTACAACTGT